TAGTTGAGTTTCCTGCAATTATAAATGAGAAACCCATGTGGGGAGGTTTTTGGTCCATGGACGGATTACAAAGCGTCAAGGCTTCTATACCTCTAACCAAGTGGCAAGCACAATGGATGCAAGCACCAACGTCCGAGGAAGGTGCAATCATCAAACGTGAATGGTGGCGCGAGTGGGAACCAGATAATATACCTGAACTAGATTTTATTATACAATCATACGATACAGCATTTAGCAAAAAAGAAACTGCAGACTTCTCAGCCATTACAACATGGGGTGTGTTTAATCCTGACGAGGGTGGACAAAAAGGTTTGATATTACTAGATGCAAAGAAAGATCGTTGGAATTTTCCTGAATTAAAATCTGTGGCTATGGAAGAATATAAATACTGGGAACCGGAGATGGTATTGATAGAAGCCAAGGCATCTGGATTACCATTAACTCATGAGTTGCAAAAGATGGGAATACCTGTTATAAATTTTACACCCTCTAAAGGAAATGACAAACATGCGAGGGTAAACAGCGTAGCTCCCCTGTTTGAATCAGGAGCTATATGGGCGCCCAAAAAAACTTTTGCCGAAGAAGTCATAGAGGAATGCGCAGCATTCCCTTTCGGTGATCATGATGATTTCGTGGATTCAACCACGCAAGCTCTAATGAAATATAGACAAGGTTATCACATTACGTTAAAAGATGACTTTGAAGACGAAGGAATAGATACAGCTAGGAGGAGGGCTTACTATTAATGGTCACAGTAAGAATACGAAACAAACCAGACAATCCAAATAGAACATCACGTCAGTTCACCAGTCCACAGGATATGAACATAGTTCCTGCAGAAGGTCCATCACGTTTTCAACGTGGTGTTGATATGATTCAAAATGTATTTAGAGATACAGGTAGTAATATTGCAGATTACATGCGTGCATCAGAAAAAGCACGTGACGGCAGATTTTTTTCTGCTCCAACTGCATATGATGTTGACATGGCAAAGTTTCCAATCAACCAAGGTATAGGTGCACTAGAACTTTTTGGTGATATATTTCAGTTACCTTTTGAAGCAGGAGCACAAGCTATGGGTTTTGATGTTGGTTCTGGTCAAGGCACTGGCGACATGGGATACATGATAAATCAATTAATTGATTCAGACGCTGCTGATAGACAAGCGATGGCAATCAATGCCGTGCTAGAAGGATCTCCATTATCTTTAGGATATGATGAATTAGTTGGAAGTGATCCTTTTAAAAATTATTTACGTGGACAAGGTTTTAACGTTGGAGACGATTTTGATTTCATGAGGGATATCATCAACACAAGTGACGAAGATAGAATGAATGAATTTTTTGATATGACTCAAGACAGGGACAGTCCATATTTTGTTGATATAAATAAATTTAGTGCTGCGGAAGGAATGGAACCATACAATCAAGCGTTACAAGATATGTTTGATCAATACAATATTGACGAAGCAAATCAATTCATGAGTGGCATGTATGATGATTTTGCTGACGCACAACTTCCTTTCATGGTTTCTGATCTAGCAGAAAGATTAGGTGTTTCAGAAGGATCAGCCGAAAGCATATTGATGGGTGGAGGCGCAACTGATTTTGGATTATTAAATGATTTTATGGATTACTATAAAGGACCATTTGAGTACAACACACCAGAAGGACAAGCATTATTTGGAGACGATTTAATTATGAACCTTGCAGGAGGTGTTGCTAGCATAGGAAAAACTAGCAAACTTTTAAGAAATATGAAAAATAAATTAGGCAGTGGCAGAACTGCGGCAGTGCTAGAACAATTGTATCCTGGAACGTTTGGTGGTGGATTAAATTTCCCAATTAGGTTTGGTAAAGATGGCGCAAGATTAAACTTTGGAATATTACAAGGATATCCTACAACTTCTAAATTAATTAGAACTCCTTTACAAGCGTATGGAACTCTTACATTACCTGAGTTTGTAGGCGGTGAGTAGTAAACTTTTTGAAAGAGCAGCCAGAGCATTTTTTACTGGTGGTAGAGATACAGCATCTAAAAATAAAGCTTTAAATATTGTAGGTCAATCACAGTTTACAGGACCATTTGGTAGATTTATAAAAGATCAAAGTGTCAAACAAGGTTTTATGAAACCTAGTGATAAGCTGTCACAAAAAACAGGATTAAAATTATTTGATAGACAGAGAGATTATAAAGATCCTGAATTTTTACTTAAATTAAGTGAGTCAGCAAAAAATCTTAGAAGTCAAGGTATAGGCGCTAATTTAACTCCTTTCAATATTATAAGATCAGAAAAAGCAGCTAACAATCCATCTTTAGTTTCAAAGGGTTTAGAAGCTGATGTAAAAACAGCTTTAGGCACACCACTTCGTGATGATCTTGGAATATTAAAAGGAACATTATCACAGTACAGATCTGACCTTGGATATTATGATTTAACGAAAGCACAAATGGAAGACTTGTTAAGTCCAACAAATGTAAAGAAATATGTTAGTCTTGCTAATAAATATAAAACACAACTTAATAAAACAGTAAAACAAATAAATGAGTATAGACCCAATAATCAACTAACGCCTGAATTGGTTAAGTTAATGCAAGATTACACGTATCTTGTAAAAGGTTCTAATCCTGAATATTGGAAACAAAGAGCTTTAACATTTGGACATCCATCTCCTATAGCTGCAAACTTAGATCATTATTTAAAAACAGGATCACAAACATCAAAGATGTTAGCAAGAGATCCAAAGTTTTTAACAAAGATGCAACCTGAACTAGGACCTTTAAACATTGCAAAAGAAACCTTGGACCGCGGCATACTAGCTGCAGTGCGTAATCCAGATAATCAAGTTACAAAAAAAGGATTAGCTGAAATGCGTAAACTCTTTGATATGTCAGGTATACAATCAATTCTACCAGGTCAAATATATCAAAAAATGTATTTAGGAACTAACAATCCAGAATTACAAATGGAGTTTCTACGAAAAGCAATAAAAGTAGGATCAAAACCTTTTGGTAAATTAACACAGAAAGATATACAAAACATAATGTTTGGTAAGAAAAAATTAAGCGACTTTGGTTTTAACCGTGGTGGCATAGCGAGTTTACTAGAGTAATGGTTTTAGCTAAAGTATTAGGACCAATACGTCAGTATGCACCTAAGGTTGCAGCACCGAAAGGTAAAGGATCTGCTAAAAAGTTAGACATGAGTGCCAAGCCATTCACTGTTTTTGATGAGGCAGGATTACCAATAAAAGATTTTTCAACTATTCAATCAGCAAGAGCCTTTTTATCTTCAGCAGATGGACGAACCAAAGGGTATACTGTTGGGGATACACCTAAACCAGGTGCAATTGATACAGGAAAAGACACTCCAGCACTATTTTACAAGTCTAGAGAAGCGTTAATTGACGCTCCAATGGAGAAAATGTCAGCAGATAGGTGGTTAGCCTACCTAAATGCACGAGGAATTAAGAAATCTGAGCTTTTAGACACGTCCCTTGGGCCCTTTTTACAGTCTCAAGGCACAAAAACCTTTACAAAAGCCGATATAATCAAGGAATTTGACGAAATTTCACCAAAATTAGACGTCTTGGCCCTTGGACAACCGGGATCTAGAGGTATTTTGGCAAATATGGTTAAAAATTTGCAAAAAGTAGACCCAAAAGCTGAAGATCCACGTGTAGGAGGCTTTTTATCCTATCTTCGTGATTCATTGCCAGGCATAATTCGTGAAGAAAAGATAAATCAACAGTCTTTAGATAAAGTTGCAGCAAATGTAGATCAATACATGCAACAAGTTTTTGGTGTTAAGAGCGCTTTGAATGAAGGTGTGGCACTAACCTCACCTGTACCTTTTAAAGTTCGTGAGCCACTTATAAATTTAGCAGCAGCACTTGATAGACGTGGCGTTGGCTTAAAACCAGAAGATGTTGCACGTAAACCTAACTATTCAGGACAACAAACATTACCAGGTGGTGATAATTACCGTGAATTTTTGTTTAAGTATGAACCAGGCAAACTTAGAACTGGCGAACCAATATATACTTACGCACACGACTTTGGATTAACATCATCACAAAGAGCTGGTGGTGTTGTACATGCACGTGTGTCAGATAGAACGGATGAGTTCGGTAGAAGACTAATGTTTGTAGAAGAAATACAATCAGATATGCATCAACCAATACAACGTGCACTTAGAGAAGCTAAAATTACAGGAAACAAACCTGATCGTTCTCAAAGTTATGCATTTCGTCAAGACATGAGAGATTTATTGTATGGAAAAGAAATGCAAGCAAATAAACAACAATTGGACCTAATAAATCTTAAAATAGAAAATTTATTAGCTACAAATCCTAGATCACCTGCACTACCTAAATTAAGACAAGAACGTGAGAAAATTAGAGTTATTATTGCTGAGTCTATGACCAAAGAAGGTAAACAAGGTGGTGATGTAGCCATGGGTCCTTTTCAAACATCAAAAGAATACATGGAATTTGTTGCAAAGTATTTAGTGCGTGTAGCAAAAGATGGTGATTATGACGGCGTGGCGTTTTCAACACCTGCAATAAAAAACCGTAATTTATCGCCAGGTGGTAGAGATTACCAAGGTAATGTCGCTGCGTATGGTCCTATACTCAATGGTGCTTTAAAAGAAGCATCTAAAAAAACAGGTGCAAATTTGTTAAATACTGTTATAAAGGATGACAGGGGTAGAGTTTTTGGGCAAGTCAAAATGTTAAATCTCAAAGATAATAAAAACGTAGGAAATAGTTTTTCTGCGTATGCGAAGGGTGGAATAGTAAATGGTAGATAAAACAAAAAACCAAATAGATAAAGCTTTAGACGCAGTAGAAAAAGCGTTAGACATAGAACCGTTAGGCGAAGAAATACAATTTGAAAAAAATGTAAGCTTTGATGGTTTTGAAATACAAGAAGATGGAAGTGCAGAGATTGTTGGTGAACAGCCAATAGATCAATCACAAATTCCTTTCGATGCAAATTTAGCAGAATACATTGATGAAGACAGTTTAACCAAGTTTGCTGGAGACTTGGTTGGTGATTTCGAAGGTGATAAAGAGTCACGTAAAGATTGGGAAGATACCTATATCAAAGGGCTCGATATGTTAGGCTTCAAGTATGAAGATCGAACACAACCTTTCGAAGGTGCGTCAGGGGTCGTACATCCCTTATTGGCAGAATCTGTTACGCAGTTTCAAGCCCAAGCTTATAAGGAACTCCTCCCCCCAAGCGGCCCCGTACGTACACAAATAGTTGGTGATTCTACACCAATGGTAGAACAACAGGCAGAGCGTGTAAAAGAATACATGAACTATTACATTTTAAATGTAATGGAAGAGTATGATCCTGAAATGGATCAGTTGTTATTCTATTTACCACTATCTGGTTCTGCATTTAAAAAAGTTTATTATGATCAAATACTAAAACGTTGTGTAGCAAAGTTTGTGTCAAGTGAAGATTGTGTAATTAATTATGCAGCTACAGATCTAGAACAAGCTGAAAGAATTACACACGTTGTAAAAATGTCATCAAACGAATTAAGAAAATTGCAAGTGTCTGGTTTTTACCGCGATGTGCCAATCACATCTGGATCAGTTAGCACAAGCGATGATGTTACAGATAAGGTAAATGAATTGGATGGTGTTAGTGCTTCTAATGAAGATGATGAACACATGATTTTAGAAATGCACGTTGATGCTGATGTACCAAACTTTGAAGATACGTCTGGTGTAAAATTACCGTACGTTGTTACAATAGATCAATACTCATCTACAATTTTATCTATACGTAGAAACTATGAACCAAACGATCCTAATTTTAAAAAGAAACAATACTTTGTACACTTTAAGTTCCTCCCTGGATTAGGCTTTTATGGATTTGGCTTGATTCACATGTTAGGTGGGTTGTCAAGAACTGCAACAAGTGTTTTGCGACAGTTAATTGATGCAGGTACTCTTGCCAATCTACCAGCAGGATTTAAAGCACGTGGTATGCGTATACGTGACCATGACAATCCGTTACAACCAGGAGAGTTTAGGGACGTTGATGTAACAGGACAATCAATAAAAGAATCTTTGTTACCACTTCCATACAAAGAACCAAGTCAAACATTATTTGCATTACTTGGTTTTGCTGTTGATGCAGGAAAAGCATTTGCTGCAATAGCAGATATGAAAATGGGTGAAGGTAATGAACAGAATCCTGTAGGCACAACTCTTGCACTACTAGAGCGTGGTACAAAAGTTATGAGTGCAATACAAAAAAGATTACACTTTTCACAAAGAAAAGAATTTAAACTATTAGCAAACTCAATCAAAATGTTTACACCACCTGAGTATCCATACCAGGTTATCGGTGGCAACAGAATGATTAAACAAACTGATTTTGATGATCGTGTTGATATTATACCTGTTAGTGATCCAAATATATTTTCTATGTCACAACGTGTTATGTTGGCACAACAACAATTACAGTTAGCATCAGCTGCACCACAAATGCATAATCTACGTGAAGCATACAGACGTATGTATCAAGCAATGGGTGTTGACAACATTGATGCAATATTAAAACCAGATCAAAATCAACCAGCACCGATGAGTCCTGCTGTAGAAAACGCAATGGCTATGAAAGGTAAACCATTGAAAGTATTTCCACAACAAGATCACTCTGCACATATGAAAGCACATGCTGAATTTATGTTTACAAGAATGGTACAAATCAATCCACCATTGTATTCTATGTTGCAAGCACATATGTCAGAACACGTTGCAGCAATGGCTGGTATGCAAGTTCAACAACAATTTGCAGAGCAAGAACAAAAATTACAAATGGCAATGCAACAAAGTCAAATGAATCCTCAAATGATGCAACAGTTACAAATGCAAGCACAACAAATGGCTAATGAAAAAGCAAATGCTATTGCAAAAATAGAGGCTGAAATTACAACTCAACTTGCACAAGATGAAGAAGCAAGAACGAAGAGAGAGCAACAAGATCCTCTTGTAAAATTAAAACAACAAGAGATAGATCTAAGAGCAGCAGAAGTAATGTCACGTCAACAAGACATGCAAACTAAAACAGTTATGGATGCAGCAAGACTTGACATGGATCGTGATAAGATAGAAGCTGATACTACCATTAAGTTAATGGAAACAGCTGATCGTATTGACGATAGAGCTGCAAAAAATGCTTTGAGTAATTTAAAAGAAAATGTTTCTTTGACCAAAGAAGCGATGAAAAATGAAACAACAGTGAGGGCAAATGGCAGACGAAGTAAGCAAAGTGAAGAAGATCAGTGATTCTATGCAAGAAATTGATGAACTAGCAAAGAGTTTATCTAAAAAATCAGAAGACAAGTTGTTGGTTTGTGCTGCTTTATTAGCTGTTACAAGACAACATTACATTGAAGCTTTAGGAGAGGAACATACTTCCTTTATCTTTCAATCTGTTGTAGAGTCCTTCGATTATTTAAACGGTTACGGGGTCGATTTAGACGCTCCTGTAACAATACATTAGGAGGTAATATGAAATTATTGCAAGACCTATGGGCACATTTAAAAGAATGGAGTGATTGGGGCATGAAAGACTGGATTAAAGCTGGTATAGTAGCCGTAATTGTTCTTGTTGTCCTACAGTCAATGATAGGTGGTTAATGAAACCTTTTGTTGACAGACAAAGAAAATATTTTGAAGCTCAAAAGGCTGCACGTGATGAGCGTGCAGCTGAAGAGCGTAAATTCATGACAAGCTTCAATCCGAACACAGCGGATAGAAAAGATTTTACAAGATTTAGAGAAAATTTAAAAAAACAAGCAGCAAAAGCTGTTGGTGCAAAATTTAATCCAAGTGGTAGTATTGGCATTATGGGATCAGACAAAGCTGCAGTGTTTGAATCATTATATAATAAGCCATATCAAAAAATGATGAATATGTACATGCGTACTAATCCAAAAGATTACGCAGAAAATTTTCCTTATTCTTTTGCTATACAAAGAGCACTACCAATGGCAGCAGAAAAAGCAATGGGTGCAATTACAGGTCTACCATTTTTAAGTGAAATGTTACCAAAGAGAACAAATGAATTATTAGGTGATTTAAGTTACTTAGATTACAGACCAAATAGATTGATGACAAAACCAGATAACATCAGTGAAGAATTACTACAAGTTGTAGAAGAAAATAATCCATACGAAGCATATTATAGACAATTTTTTCCAGCAGCTTTACCAGATTATTTCTATCAGTTTATGGATAACGAAATGTTACCATATATTTTAGGTATGGAATAATGAGTGCTAGAGATAGATATAGAGCTAGAACTTCAGCTGCAGGTGTAGGAACTAACATAAGTGGTATCACTGGACCAATTAGAGATGTAAAAGCAGAAGCAGAGTCTTTTGAAAGAAATATAGCACCACAAGTAAAACAACAAGTGGTTGATACTTTTAATCGACAAAGAGGCACTAATCAAAGAGACACATATATTTCTCCACAGGAAATTTACGCACCTCGAACAACAGTAACAACAGCAGACGGAGTAGACAAAACAGTGCCTACTTCAAACATGATAGGAATCGATGCTGAAACTGTAGATGATTTAGGTTTTTTTGATGAAAGATTAGATAATGAAGATAGTCCATTTTTTCTATCTGATGATACACTAAGATTTTACGGAGTAGATCCTAATGCTTTTTTTATGGGTTCAGGAGGATTACAAATACCACAAGAATTATATCAAATGCTTATAGAAGGTAGTTTAGTTGGTCAAATGGAAGCAGACAATCCAGCTTTGATTGGCCTAAGAGATGAAGATGGCAATCTTGTAGCGACAACGGAATCAGGCACAGGAACTTACTCAGATCTTGAGGCTGGTCAACATCCATTATTAAGTGGATTACAAGAATATTATGATATTATGAGTGGTAAAGCTTTTGCACCTTTTACAGGTGGAAGTGGAACAGATTTTGATATAGGTGGAGGCGGTAGTTATGGAGCTGGTATAGCAGCAGGTTTGACTGGCAGACCTAAACAATTAGGTGATGAGGAAGATATACCCGGACAAAAACGTTTACTTGATTATATGGTTAATGTACATAGAGCAAATCCATATACAAAATTAGCCATGCGTAAAAAAGACGGTGGCTTAGCAACAATAGTAGGAGATTAACATGTGGCAATTATTAGCAAAACCATTATTAGGCGTTGCCGTTGATGGAATTAAAGGTTTCGTAGAAACAAGGAAATTGAATGGCGAAGTCAAAATTGCAAAAATTAAGGCAGAAAAGAAAAAACAAGAAGATTTAGCAGCAGGAAAAATTAAATGGGAGGCAGCAGCTGTGGATCAAATGAAAGGAAGCTGGAAAGACGAACTAATTTTAATTTGCCTACTGGCGCCAGCAATTGCAGTCTTCGTGCCTGGGTGGACACCACATATAAAAGCAGGCTTTGAAGCCTTGCATTCTTTACCAGATTATTATAAACATTTACTTTACTTGGCGTGCTCAGTAAGCTTTGGGGTCAAAGCTGGTCCTGCAGCAATGTCACTATTTAAAAAGGGGAAATAACTATGAAAGAAGTAGACAAGAAAAAAAATCCTGGTCTAGCTAAATTACCAACCAAAGTTAGAAACAAGATGGGTTATAAGAAAAAAGGTGGCAAGGTTGTCGCTAAGAAAAAAGGTGGTGCTGTCAAAAAAATGGGTGGTGGCATGATGAAACAAGATCAAATGATGGGCTACATGAAAGGCGGCTTGAGAGCAGCTGCAGCTAAATTAAAAGCTCAGAAAATGAGAAGAGGAGGCATAAAGAGAAAATAATGGGTAAACTATGTCCTAGAGGTAAGGCAGCAGCAAAGCGTAAATTTAAAGTATATCCAAGTGCATATGCTAATATGTATGCTAGTGCTGTGTGTTCTGGTAAGGTTACTCCTGGTGGCAAAAAGAAAAAAGCTGCTGGAGGTTACAACAGTAATGGTAATGGCGTTTCTCAGTCTAGAAAAAAAGTTTCTGGTCAAAGAAAAGTTAATTTTGCAAATGGCGGTGCCAACATAACATCTGCAGGATGTGGTATGGTAGCTGAAAACAAAAGAAAGAAAACTAAACTTTTTGTATAATGGCCAAAAAAGGTTTACGTTCTTGGGTACAAGAAAATTGGGTTGATATAGCCAATAAAAAATCGGATGGATCATATCCTAAATGTGGTAGATCTGGTGGTGAGAAAAGAAAAAATTATCCTAAGTGTGTACCAATAGCGAAAGCTAGAGCCATGAGTAAAGGTCAAAAAGCATCTGCTGTAAAAAGAAAACAACAGGCTGCGAACACTGGTCCTAAACCATCAAACGTCGCTACAATAAAAAAGAAAAAGAAAAAGTGAAGAAAAATAAAATTAAGAAAGTAAAAAAAGTTGTTAAAGCTTTGAAAAAAGCATCCAAAACTCATGCTGGTCAAGCTAAAACTTTAAGTAAAATAATTAAAAAAAGCAATGGCTAAAACACCAGCTTGGCAAAGAAAAGAAGGTAAAAATCCTTCTGGCGGTTTAAACAAAAAAGGCGTGGCATCTTACCGTGCTGCAAATCCTGGTTCTAAATTAAAAACTGCTGTAACAACAAAACCATCAAAGTTAAAAAAAGGTTCTAAAGCTGCAAAACGACGTAAATCATTTTGTGCTAGAATGGAAGGAATGAAAAAGAGAAGAACAAGTGCAAAGACAGCTAGAGATCCTAACTCTAGAATAAATAAATCTTTGCGTAAATGGAACTGTTAGTATATAAGCATTTTTAATGAGAGATGAGACTGCGATCTACGTAATCTTAAAAAAGATTAGGGCACGCAAGGAAGAGTTGAAAGAAGTCATAGCAGCTGGATTACCCAGTTGGGATGAATATAATAAAACCGTAGGCGAGTTCAAAGCCTATGCAATAATGGAACAGGAGATTCAAGACCTGCAGAAAGACGAGGAAAATTATGACGGAGAAGGACCTACCAAAACGTAGATTTGCGTTAGAGGAGAAAGATTTGTCAGTGGAAGCTGATGAAAACAACAAGGTAGCAGAAGAAAAAGAAAATCGTTTTCTTAAAAAATTACAAGAAGATGCTACAAAAGATATAGAACATTTACCTACAGAAAAAGTTTTAGAACGTTTACCAGAACCCACTGGATGGCGATTATTAGTGTTGCCATACAAAGGTCAAGGTAAAACAAAAGGTGGTGTAATATTAGCTGATCAAACAATGGAAGAGCGTGGTTATACCACAGTAACAGGATTGGTTCTTAAGATGGGAGCAGAATGTTATTTAGATAAAGAGAGATATCCAAACGGACCTTGGTGTAAAGTAAATGACTGGATAATATTTGGTCGTTATGCTGGATCTAGGTTTGGGATAGAAGGTGGTGAAGTGAGAATACTTAACGAGGACGAGATAATTGCTGTGGTAAAAGACCCAGAGGATATCTTGCAATTTAGATAAACAGGAGGATAAATGCCTGCAGACGCACAGCCAAAAGTAGAGACACAAGAATCTGCTGATGCCAGCATGGTTGACTTACCATCAGATGGTCCATCAGTTGATGTGGAACTACCGGAAAGTAAAGAAAGCAAAGTAGATACTCAGCCACAAGAAGAACAAGAAGTTGTAGTTGAGGAGAGTGCATCTCAAGGAGAGATGGATGACTACGGCAAAAAAGTTCAATCGAGGATTGACAAACTAACTAAAAAACTACGAGAATCTGAAAGAAGAGAACAAGCTGCAATAGAGTTTGCTCAAGGATTACAATCAGAGCAAGCTAAACTGCAACAAAAAGCAAAATTGCTTGACACAGGTTATGTAAATGAATTTGCATCACGTGTTGAAGCACAAACAGCAGAAGCTAAAAAACAACTAAAAGATGCTATGGATACTGGTGATATAGATGCACAAGTAGAAGCACAGCAAAAAATAGCACGTTTGGCAGTTGATGCTGACAGAGCAAAGAAAAGCTTAGATCAACGTGAAAGATTGAAAAAAGAAATGGAAGCACGTGGGGTTAATCCTAATCAACCACAAATGCCTCAACAACCTCAACAGCAAGCAGCTCCACAACCAACAGCTCCTCCAGATCCTAAGGCAGAAGCCTGGGCAGAGAAGAATGAATGGTTTGGAACTGACGAGCCTATGACACTCACATCCTTTTCAATTCATAGAAAATTACTTGAAGAAGGATTTGACACAAAGTCAGATGAGTATTATAGTGAGATTGACAAAAGAATGAGGGAAACTTTTCCTCATAAATTTGAACAAGTTTCAACGCCAACGCAAACTGTTGCCTCTGCTAACAGAAGCACACAGCCAGCTAAGCGCAAGGGCACTGTGAGACTCACACCATCACAGGTAGCCATCGCAAAAAAATTAGGTGTGCCACTAAGCGAATATGCGAAATACGTGAAGGAGTAGGCATATGGAAAAAACTAAAAATACAAAACTACCGTCACGCGAGTCAGAATCAAGGGTAAAAACAGAGCGCCCTAAAGTTTGGACTCCACCGTCTCAGTTAGACGCACCACCTGCACCAGCTGGATTTAAACATCGCTGGATAAGGGCCGAATCAGTAGGACAGATGGATCAAAAAAATGTTTCAGCTAGACTACGAGAAGGATGGGAATTTGTGAGAGCAGATGAATATCCGGAAATGGAATGGCCTTCAATTGACTCAGGTAGATACGAGGGTGTTATAGCTGTAGGAGGTTTAATGCTAGCAAGGATCCCTAACGAGATCGTTGACCAACGTAAAGCTTATTTTGCGAAACAAACGCAGGATAAAGATGATGCGATTGCAAACGATCCTCTTAAAGATCAACATCCTAGCATGCCAATCTCGAAAGAGAGAAGCTCTCGCGTAACATTTGGTGGCAAGAAACCTAATAATTAAGTTTCCTAACACATAGTTACACATTTTTAACACACTCAAGGTGAGTGTGTTATAACAATTTATGTAAGGAGATAATCATGGCTAATCAAAATGCGCCATTCGGCATGAGACCAGTGGGTAGATTAGGAAGCGCTCC